TTATTCAGACAATTTCAGCCACTCTTTGCGATTGCAATAGGACATAGTTTTTACAAAGACAAAATGATAAAGCAAACCGTAAGCTAGCCCCAACATATTTAACAAAATTCTTAAGTAAAGACTTGTTTCTAGCCCAAATATCATAGAAGCTGCCATGATAGCACCAACACAATTAAAAATCGTTTTACTTTTATAAGATGTGCATAAGCCTAAACAAAGTCCTCCTAAAATACCAAGTAGGTTCGTTGGTATATAAAATAACAAGATAGCCGATACTAGAGAACCAATAACGACCCCTATTATTCGTTCTTTTGCTCGTTCAGACAATTTAAACGTATCATACCCAGAAAATAATGACGAACTAGCAAATGTTGCCCACATAAAGCGGTCAATCTGAAGGTGCGTTCCTATAAAAAGTAATAAGCTAATGCCTAAAGCGTAATAACCAAACCAAATATTTCTTTGATTAAAAAAACCATTTTCTGTAACCATCTGTATAAAAGTAATCTCTTGATCCAATTTTTTATGTTTCACATGATAAACAAAAGCTAAAAGTAGATAAGCAAACACTAATACAAAGAAAGTTTGTTCTAATTGCTGAAACGATTGATAGTGAACCGTGCCAACTAAATATAAGTAGGAGAACGTATACAAGCCAGGATTACCCATTTTAGGGTTTTTACCAGTTAAGAAAAACAATGCCAGCAAGCAGATAAAATGAAGGCCCAATTGTAAAAATGATACAGAAATCAGTGAAATTAATGGACTAACACCTAGAATTGTTAACACGATTCCTAAACTAAGCAAGGCCTGTTTTTCCCTGTAGCCATATGAGACGAAACGGATACTCAACAGCAAACAAAATAATACAATTGAAAAAGGCGCTACAGCTTTTCCAAAGAAAAAAGTAATCGTCGACACCCATAAAATCGCAAACGAAACTAATAAGATATCCCTTATTAACAAGGCGCGCCAAAAATATCTCCGCTGTTTTTTAGTATCCGCTTGATGAATTTTTTGTTTTAAAATAAATGGATCTAACTGCAATAATTGATAAAAAGTCACCTAAAATCATCTCCTAAAAATCGACTCTTCTCAATTCATTATTCCAACTTTTCCTTCTATGAAATCAGAAGAAAAGTAGTTGTGACGAACATTTTACTACAACTTTTTTTCTGAATCAATACATGCTTTATTTCTTAATTCAATACCTCTCCCGATACGATTTGCTTACTTCATAAAAAATAAGCCTAGAAAAAATCAAAACGATTAATTCTAGGCTCAAAATTAAATAACTGTTGAACAAAAGCTAGCGCTTTTTTACATAAACTTTTCCAACAGATCCATTTCTTTTTCTAATTCTTTTTCATCATACTTGTCATACTTACCAGCTTCGTGTGCAATTTTTTTAATCTCATGAATGGCTTTTTTTTCAACAATCCATCTCTTCATACTATGTTTTTTTGTATCCTCATCTAGCGAGCCCAACTCTTCTAAACTTGCATCCAATTTGTTCAAAACGTCAGCAATTTTTACTAATGCTTGCGCTTCTTTTTCTTCATAGTTTGACATAATAGACACCTCTTCTTAAGTATTTTTCTACTTTAAGTGTACGTCTCTGTCGTTTTATTTGCAACTAATAACTCAACTGCTTCTCGGTACGGAGGATAAGGGATTCGAACCCTTGCACGATGTTACTCGCCTAACGGTTTTCGAGACCGTCCCCTTCAGCCAAACTTGGGTAATCCTCCCTCTACATTCCATCTACAAATGAACATGTAATGAATCTATAGATAAAAAGCCTAGACCCTTACACAACAAGGATTCTAGGCTCTATCTAACTAAATTATTTAGTTTCACGGTGTAATTTTTCTACAACACCATATTTAGACAGACTAGAACTCACAAGGGTTTACGTAATATCATTTTAATTCAAATTAGCAAAATAGACTATAACAACAAGATAAAATCTACATCAAAAAATAAAAAAAGGCAAGCGAATAGACATGTAAAATATACCGAATAAATAAAAAAATCCCTACCTCTCACAGTGAGAAGTAGGAATTTGCTTATTTCTTAATAATTCAATGTTTGACCAGGATAAATCAAGTTAGGATTTGCTAATCCGTTTAATGCAGCTAAGGCTTGATAAGTAGTGCCGAGTTTGGCTGCAATACTAGATAAATTATCGCCGTATTTAACCGTGTAGACATTACTTGTTGCCGATCCATTGACTTTCAAAACTTGACCAGGGTAAATTAGATTTGGATTAGCCAATCCATTTAATGCCGCCAACGTTTGATAGTCTGTTCCATATTGATACGCAATGCTGGATAATGTTTCGCCATATTGAACCACATGTGTTGCTTCTGGTTGTTTATCAGGAACAGTTGTTGAATCTGGCAATAGCTCAATATCGCCTTTACTGATCCATGACAAGATACCTTCAAGCAATACTCTGCTTCCAGTTACTTCTTGCACTTTATAGCTGTTTCCTTTTACCCAATCTGGAATAGCTTCGCCAGTTGCCCAAGCATCTACGTTAAATTTCACTTTGACCGTATCGCCAACTTTAACATCGGAACTTGGCGTATTTTCGACTTCTTCACCTGCATCAATTGCTGGAGTTTCGGTTTCTGGTTTGTCAGTTGCAGTATACCCGTTATCAGTAATACCTGTTAAGTCTACGTTACCATCTAACCCACCAGCAATATAAGTGGATGTAAATTGCCAAATTCCAACACCATCCATACTTGGGAAATATGCATACAATGGTTCTGGCGTTACTTCATAGCTAGGATAGGCAGCAATCCATAAAGAATTAGGGAACTCTTTAATAATTCGCTGATAGTCCACATATTGTAACGTAAAAGGCTTGTATGAATAATACATTGGTGTATATCCTGCTTGTTTAATACGGCGCATACCATATAGGATTGTTTCCGTATTTGCGTTTACGTCAGAACTAGCGCCATGCTCAAAGTCTAAAGCAACGATGGAATTTTTAGGCGTTTGAATACGTGGCAAAAAGTAATCCATTGTTGTTTTCGCAATGTCCATGTTTCCCCAAGTGTCATACCAAATATAGGTATGCGCACGTTTACCTTGTGCAATAGCACTTGCTACTTGCGTTTTATATGTGTATTGTTCATAAATACCGCTAGCATTGTAGCCACCAATCTGGGCAATAGCGAATTTATCATGTGCATAGCCAAAACGGCCTTGTTCGCCTTGATAAATCGCCCAGTCAACGCCTTGATCTCCTTTTGCAGCAAATACATTTAAAGGCATAAAAAATAGAGCGACAAGCGCTCCTACTAAAATTTTCTTTTTCATTTTTATTTCTCCTTGTCTTTTAAATTATATGCTGACACACCTGTTACTACTCCTAAAAAAGTTGCAATGGCATTGATAGTTAAAACAGCCATATCTGTTTGCTGCCAGCCATAGGCTTTGCCTAGTGTGGCAACCAAAACAGAACTTGCAGGAAGTACCGTTAGCACGCCCCACTTGATGATTTTGTAATACTTGTCTGGTAATATCATTTCTAAATTCCTCCTAAGTATTTCGTGATTAAATAAACAGCAACAGAAACACCAATTCCTGCAATTGTTCGCCACGTCCACTTTTGATTCTCTTTTATTTCCGCAATATCGCCTTCATTGTTTTTGGCCATTGAGAGCGCTATGTCTGCTTTCTCTCTTAATTGTTCATGATTATCCAACTTTGTTTCAATCCGTGCCAAACGATCGACGATTTCAATTAAAGGCTCATCTTTCAAGTTATCGTCTCCATCCCTCTAACAAAAGAACCGCCTAGCTTTTGCTAAACGGTTCACCTGTCATTTTAGTAAATTCATCTTCTGTAATACAACTAGGCACAAATTCTGCAACCTGCTCTGGAGTAAATAGTCCCCAATCATACATCAGTTTAATGTCATCATATGAATACATTATTTTGCACCTCCGATTTGTTCTTTAATAGCATCAATTTCTCTTGTATTTTGAAGAGAAGTAAGCATCGTCTTAGAATTGATTTGTGCAAGTGATTCTGCTTTAGCAGTTAGCTTTTCATTTGCTTGTTTTAACTCACTATTTGAAACTTCTAAGCCATTAGCAAGATTTTCTAACAAATTCAATTTTTTTGTATAATCCTGTGTCACTGCTTCTTCCCATTTTTGTTCTGAAAAGTTAAAAAATTGGGATTGTTCATTCACTAAATTTTCTAGTGGTTTCTCCTCTACAAATGGCAAGGCTACAACATAATCATCTTGAACTTCGAAAATTTGAAATCCTACTGGGTAGAGTACTTTATATATTTTTTTCATTTTATTATCCACTCCTATTTACGACGCATAACGCCGATTTCTCTAAAAACAATTTTTTTATTTGCTTCATTTAATGTGTTTGCAGTATCTCCTGTAATCACTAAAGATGTACCAGTTTTAGAAATAGATATTTTTTTATACGCTATTGTTGGGTCTGTTGAAGCAGAACCTATCCATGCAACTGCTGGTAATTCGTATTTTAATTTCGTAATATTCGGAGTAACTGGTATTGAGTGAACAATACCGCCACCGTTATCGTTGTAACGCGAGAATATCAAAACAATTTCATCCACATTGCTGCTATTTGAAATTGTTACTGATTGAGATTCTGTCAAATAAGCTCCAGTTCCATCCCAGTAGCCTTTCACCACCTCATAGGTCGGTTTTGCATTAACCGATACAGATTTACCACCGATTTGAATCCCATCTTGAAAATTCTTTGTCCCTAACACAGTCTCGTTTCCAACGGCCTTTACTAATTTTCCTTCCACGCCGTCAATAGCATCTGCATGTGTTTTAAGATAGACTGGTTTTCCTTTTTCTTTTAATTGAACAATATCTGTTGTCATTACACTTCCCCTACCTTTTCAAACGTAATTGCTGGCAATCCATCTAGCTTTGTTTTATCTTCTTTAGACATCAAGCCATTTTTTATTGAGGTTGCAACGTCTGTCGTTGTTGCATTTTGCCCTGCTGGACCTTGCGGACCAACGTCTCCTTTATCTCCTTTTGGACCTTGTGGACCTGGGTCTCCCTTTTCACCTTTCAATACTTCTGGTTTCCCTTCCACAGCATTCCAATGTGTTTGAGGAAATACCTGTGTTCCTCCTTGTTTTACTTTAACAATATCTGTCATTCAACTTCCCCTACTCTCTCAAACGTAATATCAGGTATTCTGTCAATGGCTTCTTGAACTTTTTGGTCAACATATTGTTGATTCACTCCGCCGCCATCGCCACCACCAGTTGCTGAAATAACACCATCTTCTGAAATAGAAATATTCGCTCCAGCAGTATAACCTTTCAACTCTTCCAGTTTCGATTTTAGTTCAGTGGTGAAATTTTGATCTGTTTGCTTTACCGCAGACAACGTTCCGTCTTCTGTAATTTCTAACAGTTGGCCAACCTTTATTCCGCCCAGTTCATCTGCGGTAGCGATTGGAAGAATGTACACGCCTCCCTCGCCATTTGACAACCGTTGAAACATTTCAGCAGTGATAATACCGTCTGTTTCTTCTGTCGCATAAGGAAGTTCTGTCAGTGCATTTTCTAAGCCTAGATCTGCTTTAGTGATAATTACTGCCCCAGTATATCCATTAACAGATAATACTTTTGATTGACCCGCAATAATTTTTTCTAATCCTCGAACAGCGGATGCATGTGTAATAGGATAAAACTGACGTTCCACGCCATTTTCATCGGTTTCCATCATTCGTTTTGCTTTAACCACTTATTTCACCCACTTTTTCAAACACATAAGCGTTCTGTTTTGTATCATCAACTGTTGCGATAACCAATGCCCCATCGATCGCAGGATAATCAACTGTTCCAACAATTTCTGTTTCATGATTCAGTGAAAAAGCATCATCTTGTAAACTAATCAAGTCACTTATTTCGCCATATTCTAACGTATATAAGCGTTTCTCTAATTTCTGATACAAATATTCCATATCTGCCAATAAACGTTCAGAAATTGAATTATGGCGCACTCCTTGAATGTCTACACGTGCATCCATTAGCTCGGCTAACATCGTACCGCCAGGATCAATCGTTTTTAAAATATCTTTGATTGATTCGAACCATGAAGTGAAATCTGTTTTTTGCGCATCTCGCCACGCTTCGAACTCTTCTTTTCTAGCATTCATCCACGCTGTAAAATCGCCCTTATTTTCATTGATAAAAGCAGTCATGTCTGCGATTAAATCTTCAATGGACTGCCAATAAGAACCCATTTCACCTTCTGTTTTAGAAGCAGCATTCACCACAAAATAGGAAAAGTTTTGCGTTGCACCAATCAGGTTGTCGCCTTTATGAATACTGAAATATGCTTCTTGTCTGTGTAACGACTGCATAGAATATTCATCAAAGGTATACTGAATAATCCCTTTTTTAGCATCTATGATTTTTGCTGCTCGTTGAATCGGGAATTTATTATTAATAATTGACTCTAAAAAAACTTTGCAGAGACTTAAGTCTAACGGCAAAGCATTTTCTACAATATTTACTTGTAATACTTCTGTGTTCTTATTCCCTTGCCGTACATTAATAATACCGACATAGTTATAAGGTTCAGTTGTACTTAGCGTTGCTTGCCATTTAACCATTTGTGCACTCCTTTCTAAAAATTAATTACATCACGTGGATTGATTCGTTGCCACTGTGCGCCTTTCCACACTTCAAAATGAAGATGAATACCTTTAGCAAGCCCAGTGGAACCCATTATCCCAACACGTGAATTGGTCGTTACTTTATCGCCTATAGCTAAATCAACAGAATTTAAGTGACCGTAATAGGTCCAATAACCATCATCGTGTTTAATGACAACATAATTTCCTCCAGTTCCATCATAAGTGACAGTTTCTACTGTGCCGCTACGTGCCACATAAACAGGTGGCGTACTTCCAGCAGGAACTGAAGCAATATCAATTCCACCATGAATAACGTTCGTTCCCCAGCCAATTTGATCCCACTCTTGCGTAATCGTATAGCTAGATCGTACAGGGTTCATCCACGTTGGATTACTAGGTTGCAACCCATGCAATTTGTTATACCAGTAAATCGCCATATCAATCCGCTCTGGATGTGTGACTGCTGGTCGCTCAAAATTGGCTTCAAACGCCATCGTAGCTGTTCCTATATCTGTTAATGCTTTAAATTGTGCAACTGAATATGGATAAGCAGAAGTAGGAATATACTGTCCGTTGTGCATATGCCAGTCTAGTAATTGAAGTTGCGTATTAATGTTTCGATAGTCACCACTAATACCAGCTTGTGCTAATAAACGTTGAACATATGCACGACCACTTTCACCAGCTACAGGTGATGTCCACTGAACTAAACCATAGCCAGGACCGCCACCACCTTCGTCAATGTCTGGCATAATGCCTGATTCTTGTTCCATATTTCCTAAAATACCTGCAGTTGCTTGTTCGCTATAACCTTTAGATTTTAAGAACTGCCAAACTGCCCAAGCGTTTTTCTCTTTTTCAGTAGTCAATTCTGGAGGTGTACCGCTACCAGTTCCACCAGTACCGCTTCCTGGTATAACTTCTTTACCTCCAACATATAATTTATCGAATTTACCAATAGTTCCTTTTAAAATACCACTAATATCTACTTCATTAGAAACACTGAAATTACCTTTGTGCGACCAGCTAGCATAACTATTCACTTTCCTATTGTCTGGATGAACATCTGCTGGTATTTGAATAATTGGAACTGATTGCCCCTCATTATTTTTACTAATCGTATTGATCGAAAAAATGTAACCATGTTTTTGTCTAACAGCGAAACCATTAGCTTTTTTTCCACTTCCATCATACGTAGCCTTAATGTCACCAAACAATTCACCATGAACATCTTTTAGGCCTGTGCTTACTCTTTTACGTTCAAATGCTACCTTTCCACCTTCAACCACAACTTGGAAATCTTTATCATCTAACGTTTTTAAAGCCACACCTTGTACTAAAATCCCTGTCAAAATTCCTGCTGTAATAAAATTAGCAACAATTGAGCCATCTTGAGTAATTGCCGTTTCAAATGGTCCATTTACACCGCTATTTGAATACCCAAGACCTCCTAGGTTCCAACGCCATACTTTTTTTGCATCATTCGCATTTGGTCTGTCCATAATTAAAATTTCTTCTGGTGCATCTTTAGGACGAAAACGAACATAGCCACCTTTTGTTCCTGTTATCCATTGAGTAGCGTTCACGATAGCATTCTGTAAATCCTCACTCTTTACTTCAAGCTTTTTAGTTATTTGATTAACTGCAGTATTTACTGAATCTGTGTAAGATTTTATTTCGTTTCCTAATACGATATTTTTATACTTACCTAAAGTAGGAAACCAGGTACACTCTGTCACTCTTTCTTTTACTCCAGTTATTCCGTTGTATTCAATATCGCAATACACAGTGTCCCCAAAATTCAATTTCATTATCTTACCGTAAAGTTTTTGATACTCTATAGTATTTTCTAAAGTAACCATATTGATTTCATGTGTTACTTTTGGTTCATGGATTCGTTCTTTGTCAAAAAGTGATTGTCCCCATTTTTTTAATTCCTCTACAGTTTTACATTCGCTATTGGTCCTACTAGTAATACGTCTATTTTCATCGGTTACCCCTTTTGTTTCTAAAAAAGCAAAGGTTATTGGCTCTTGATCTTCGTTATAATTAATATCTTCAGGTGTTCCACCAATTAAATAGAGACTGTTGGATACATTTAAGTCATCCACAGTCTCTTTTATTGATTCTAAATTAACACCTAAATCTATTCTAAAACCATTATCTTCACCAATTCTGTCTTTTAGTATAAGTCTGTAGTTATCCATATCTAGTTCGCCAGAAGTTACACCTGTTAAATTTTCATTACCGTTATTTTGCCCAATAATAGCCGATATTGGATTTACTTCTTTTGCGGTAAATTGATGTTTGGAATTGATATTACTTTCATAGATAAAAGGTTGCTTAAATGCTAAATTCGCTTTTAAGTTTTCCATAATCTGATTACCAGTACCATTAGCAGTATATGCCATTTGAATAAAGTTACGATTTGCCTCATACCCTAAATGTAAAGCTTTGATTGAAACAGAATGTAAATTTTTATCGACTGATTTTATTCTGAAATACTGCCATGAATCATTAGAAACTAAAGCTTTTATATAATAACCTTTCTTTAAATATTCTTTATTTTTGCCAACCAATGAATAATTACCGTAAAAAGAATATTCACTATTCAATGAACGAGTAATTTCAGGATCGTCAGCCCAATCTAATAGAGGGATGCCATTTTCGGATAAATCTTTTGGTACTTTTTCATAAATGTAAATTGGATTAATCAAAAATATACACTCCTCACCTTTATTTTTATACTTGAAACACTTCCAGTTACCTTTACTTTATTGGTCCCTGGTGTCATTCGTATCCAGTTTCCTTTTGTTCGTTGCATTCTTCCCTCATGTACGCAAACAGCTAGTTCATTATCTAATGATAACAAGCCAGCAGGTGTATTTATTAAAATCAAAGTATTTTTACCACAAGTAATACTGATGTCACCGCCAGTAGATTGAATTTCAAATAAAGGGAAGCAAATTTCATCCCCATGATTGGTAATGTCATTCTCTCCTTTTTTTAGACTGACAAATTCTTCATTTACTTTTCTCTTTAGAGGTTCACAACGAAAATTTATTTCAAAAGTATAAAAAGTTCCCCACTCATTTGTGTATTCAACTTCATTACTAACATTGCATACCGCGTTAACATACAGGTTTTCATTATTATGTGTGATTAATTCTGACTTGCCACTAAGCCATCGTTTCACTTCCGCTAATCGGTCATAACTAACACTGACGTCTTTAATTTTGAAATCAAACGGTTCATAATCACCAAACCATTCATTCAATACCCTGTTACTACCTACAATAGTTATCTCGTTATATCTTGGTTTAGCGACAATTTCAGGCAATTCAGATTCAATAATTAAACCATAATCTATAAGAGCATTCGCTCCTTTCCATACAAAATTAGGCGTATATCTATCCATTTTTACACATCCCCTGTCGCTAAATTATTCCAAACATTCGCTTGAAACATTTTCCTGTTCAAACGATTAATTTCACTCGGATTATTTGCATCTACTTGGCCAATATGAACATGTTGCTCAATAGTGTTGCCACCTTTCAAAGCACCACCAATTCCACGAGCTTTTTCTTCTGGTGACAATGGAGTTACTGTTGTCTTGCCGTTTTTAGCGGTTAATAGTTCAGGACCAGCTTCACCAACAATGGCTTGGCCATTTAGAATAGTTCCACCTTCTGCTAAATAAGGGATTTTTCCAATATGAAATCCTTTACCGCCAATTCCTGGCACCCATTTAGGTATTTTTATATTGTTTAATCCACCAATAAATCCATTGATTAACGTAATCATGGCATTGATTGGAGCTTTAGCTACTGCAGCGATACCTTCAAAAATACCACCAAAAATGTCAACAACACCTTGCCACGCTCTTGACCAGTCTCCAGTAAATACTCCCGTTACAAAATCAACGATACCGCCAAAAATACGCTTAATTGCATTTACGTAATCGCCAATAATTTTTGCAGCCCCATCCATGGCACCACCAATAAATCCTGTGATGAAATCAAAAGTAGATTTTGTCGTATCTTTCAAAACATTAAATACACCAACCACAATATCTTTAATTACTTTAAAGGAGGTATTGATAAAATCCCTAAACCAACCGATTTTATTATATGCAACTACAATTGCAGCTACCCAAGCGGCAACCGCCGCAATTACTAAACCAATTGGTGACGCAATAAAAGCAATAACTGGAATCAAACTACTAATGGAACTAGCAAGTGTTCCTAAAACTACTAATACTGGACCGATAGCAGCAACAACACCAGCTATTTTCAGTATGGTTTGCTTTTGACTATCTGTTAAACTTCCAAACCATTCTGAAACTTTTTTTATTGCATCCGTTGCAGCTTGAAATGCTGGTAATAATGCTATTTGTACTTGTTCTCCAAGTTCCCCCATTGCTATTTTAAATTGATTTTGTGCCAACTTTGCTTGGTCAATTGGATCAAGAATATCACTAAACGTCTGATCCACAGTACCAGCTGCGTTTTTTGCTGAATCTGCTAAACCATCCATTGACAACGCTCCGCTATCAATTGCTTCTACCATTTTTGAAGCAGCTTTAGTTCCAAAAACTTCACTAGCAATAGTAAGTTTTTCTTGTTCCGTTGTGGCCCCTTTAATAGATTCAATTGTTCCGCTAAGCCCTTCTTGCATGGTTTTATTATCTTTCGCATATACAACACTAGCTTTTGCCAAATAGCCAAGAGTTCCTGCTGAATCAATACCGGCTTTTTCCATTTGACCTATTAACATAGTTGATTCAGAAAAACCAAGTCCCATAGCTTTGAGTTGGGGCGCACCTCTATTTACTGCATCAAATAACTGATCTACCCCTACTCCAGTATCTTGGCTAGTTTTAGATACTGAATCTAAAATCATTGGCAAATCCTCAATAGACAACCTAAAAAGGTCCATTGATTTTTTTGCATTGATAGTTGATTGAGAAACATCTGATCCATTAATTTCTGAAAATTTAAGCATTCGGCCTGTTGTATCTTCCAATTGCTTATCCATTAAGCCAAATTGAGTATTTACTTCACCAATACCAGTTGATATATCTTGCATATCCGCGGGTATTTGACCTGCTACTGTTTTAAAACTGGCTTGTAAAGATTCTAGCTGACTACCAGTAGCTCCTGTTGCTGTTGTTATATTATCCAAATATTCATCTAATTCTTTGAATGCGGCAATAGAAGCAGCACCAATTCCCATAATTGGTGCTGTTAATCCAACAGACAGTTTTTGCCCAACTGATTTAATTTTGTCTCCAGCTTTTTCAATTTTGGCTAGTTTTTCAGCTGTTTTTATTGATAAATTACCTTGCTCTTTCAAAACTTCATTGGTACTTTGCAATGCAGAACGCAGTTTATTTTCACCTGTTTCGGATTCCAATAAACGCTTATACAGCTTTTGTGATTGCTCTGAATATTCACCAGTTTCTTTTACTGATTTTTCGTATTCCTCACGTAATAATTTTGTTCTTTGTTCAGCTAAAGATAATTGTTTTTCTAATTTTTTCTTTGTAGCTGTTAATTTTTCAGTTTGAGTTGCATTTTTATCCATTGCGGATACCTGGTTTTTGTACTCGGTAGCCGCTAAGTTCATTTCTTTATTAATGTCTTTAATTGTTCGTGAATAGTTTATTTCTCCATTCATCTTAAAATTTAAGACAACATCGGATTCTTGTTTTGACACGTTAGCGCTCCTTTCCTACCACCAAGGACTTTTATCCATTGTCACACTTCTGGGTGGTTCAAACTCCGTATTACTTACTAACCACTGAATATATGACTTAAGCCACAAGTTGGGAGTTGCTTTTAAAAAGAAGTCCTCACTCCATCCCAAAAGAGTGAGAGCTACATATAAATAAAAAGCCCACGGCGTTCCTATTTCCGTTGAGGCTTTTTCTTTTTGTTTTTCCTTTTTTTCGGAGTTTGATAATCTTGTGGCTTCTTGGATTTTTTTAAGTCTTCAACTTGAAAATTCTGCTTTGCAAATATTTCCATACATGCACCATAAATTTCAACAATTGTGGCACTCATACCTAAAAACTTAAAAATGGTTTCTGGCGTTTCTTCCAATCCACCAGTTCTTAGCATGCCGTAAATCAATGCACGCATAATTTTTAAATCAGAAGCTGATAAATCTTTTGATGAAATACGACCACCACTCTTGTTAATCATTTCATTCATATCTGCTTCAAATTTTGAATAGTCATCATCATAAACATCAGCAATATACTCCATTGTTTCCATCGTTAACAAAATGGGAAACTGATGCCCTTGAATAGTAACTGTGGGTGTATCTGAAATAACAATCCCATAATCCGCTAATTTTGCCATTATTCACTGCCACCTCCACGTGAAGGACCTGCTAGTTTCTTCCATTGTTCTTCGTCATAAACAGGTTGTGCGATAAATTTTTCAAATAGTTCTATTGAAGCACTATCCCGATTAGAATCAAAACTTGAATACATAACATTATTGTATGTTAAACCAGTTGAAACAAAGTTAACAGTTACATCATCAATTTTGGTTTCATCTTCTGCAGTAGTGTATTCTTCATCAATAACATTTGATAACTGCGTTTTAGGATACCAAACAGCTTTTTTTCCACCATTTTCAATATTTCCGATAAACCCAAAGGCAAAATAAGGAAATTCTCGCGCAGTGTTTTTACCAAAAGTCACTCCACTTTGAGCGATTAATCCTTTTATTTCATCCATCACCGCAATAGGAATGCCCACATGATCTAGCGCAATTTCATGTTTCGTTTCACGACTTACGCGTCGGAACATTTTACTTGATGCCCATTTTTCTAAAGCTGTTCCATTTCCTTTAATTCCCAATTTTGTGGCTATTGGCAAACGAACAACCTCGCCAAATGCTGGTCCTGTACCTACTGCATCTTTTGTGGTCATCATGGCAATTAAGATGTCATCTAAGCCTTCAAAATAATACACATCTTGTTTTCCCAATTTACTCATCCTTTCCATAAATCTAATATTTGTTGAGTCATAATTTTTTCAATTTGATCTTTATTTTGTTCGAATGTTCCACTGGCAAAATGTTGCGCTTTTTGATTTACTGTTCCATTTTCAGCGAATCGCCAATAAAAAGCTGTATCTTCAAAAACCACTTGAACTCTATCCTCTTCTATAACGACTTTTACTTGATCAGCCATATGCTTTTTCTTTAATAGCGATCTAGGTATTTGAGGTAGTAACTGCTCTACAAAAAAACTCGCAGCATCTGTTAATGATTCTAAAGACAATTTTGTAGGATCTACCTGTGCAAGAGTTCCCAAATAGTCTGCCATATCTGCAAATCCATTATTATTGGCCATCTTCTATACACCTCACATACGTATAAAAATTCGTCACTGTATCATCGTTTTCATCACCCTGAATACCTACAAAATCAGCATAAGGAATACCAGCGTTTTCCAACGCATTTTCTAAATCCGTCAAATCTTTTTCTGTACCTGTTGTATAGAAAGAAATTTGATAATATGGCAATCGCCTATGAACTTTAGAGGAAGCCATCTTTTTACCTTTGCTAACATTGGAATACACGATATATGGATAGTCTGTTTCTTTTTCCGCTTTGTCACGTGTCACAGGTACACCTACTGTTTTTAGTGTTGCCCTTAATTTTTCAAAACTAATCGACATAAGCCAAACTCAACTCCATTTCTCGTTTATCCATATCTGTATAAATACGAGTGATTTTATAAGTCACAGAATCGATTCTAAGCGTATTTATTGTTTCCGTGATAGATTTATCGAAACGAACTCTAATTCTTCTCACAACATCAATTTTCGCTTGTTTTGGTAAATATTTTTCTTGCGAGGTAATACCTAACTCAACATAAAAAATATCTCGAATTTTCTCATGTATAATCGCTGGTCTATCATTGTTATCTAAACCAGGAACTTGTTTACAAAGTTCAGCTTTCCATTTCATTCTGTTTAGCGTTACTTTTGGCATCGTCTACCACCAACCCTTCACTTAAAATCAATGGCGTTAAAGCATTAAAGGCATTCTCCATTTCGGCTTCTGGCACTTTATATAGCCAAAAAATGGATGCAATATAATAGGCAACTGACGAATTTTCATCATCAGTTGCCCTTTTTGCATATTTCTTACCCATATCCAAATAAAATTCAAGCATGCCATCATCCATGCCTTCCTCAAATTGTAAATGAGATTTAAAACCTTCTAGATTAATTTCCATAATTATTCACCTGGATTAGGTGCTGGGGTTGTACTTAAGTCTAAGCTATAAACAGGTGTTTCAAACGGCCCATAAATTAATTGACCATCGTTGATGTGATAGATTTTAAACCCAACTTTATTTTCACGCGTAAATAGTTCAGTTAATTTTTCAATTTCCATTGAACCAATAACATCTTGAACGTGGAAATAAGAGAAGTTACCAAAGTAAATCACGGGAACAGTTGAATCGAATTTCTTCGTAGTTTCATTGTATTTATCTGCGTAGTCTGTAACTTCTACTGGATAAGTAAATAACTTGTAATCAAAATCATCGTTACCTGATTCTTTAAGAATCGGATTACCGTTATTATCTAACAATGATTCCAACATAGTTTGTGCGGCACGGTTAATCATAAAACGAGCACCTGAACGCATTGCAGTAGGTAAAGCATTTTTCAATTGAACAACTTTCAAATAATCATTGTCGCCTTTACCAGCAAATGCCACTGCTTTTTTAGCTAATGAACCTTCGTTTTCTGGGCTTGTGAAATACCAGAATGTTTCTTTGCGCAAGTATGCTTTTTTCAGTTCTTCGATCACGATCGCTTCAATGTCAAAGTCTGACATATGCGTTAATTTCTTCGTAACTTTAATAATTGCATCGAATTCGATTGGATTTAGATAAATATCATCGAATTCGATGTCTGTGTCTGGAATTTGATTGCTAGCATCACGTTCAGTTGGAACAATATTAGCATCTGCTTGTTTTACTTGAACTGGGAAACCTTGTGTCCCTTGAGTTTTATGAACGGTTGCAAATTTACGCAAAGGATTTTCTTCTTGTAGGTAAGAAATAATCTCTTTGCTTAATTCTTGTGGCACCAATACTTTACCGTTGTTAAAACCAACACCAAATGAACGAGCTTTATCAGGTGTAATTCGACCAGCCAAATAGCGTAAGAACGCGCTACGTTGAGTTAATTTTTTCACTTTTTCTTCTCCCCGACTTGAAATACCTTTCCCGATAATATCTAAAACACGGCTGCGTTCTTTATCGTCAGCTGGTTCTGAATCATCTTCTTCAGTGCCTTTTCCGTCTACTTCTTCAACAATTTCATCAGCAGCTGCGCCTAAGTCGTCTACAGCATCACCTAATTCTGTTACATCTTCTTCAGGCAATTCTGCGATCGCATCGTTGATTTCGTCTAATTCTGCTGTGACTTCTTCCACTTGTGATTCAATATCACTTAATTCATCACGTGTTAAAGTTTCACTTTTTGCACGTTCTTCCATTGAAGCTAATTTTGCTTTTAATTTAGCAGCTCGTTTTTCTAAAATTTTACGCATTTTCATTATTTATATTCTCCAATCGTTTTTAAAATTTTATTTCTTAATTTAATTGTTTCAATATTTTTTTCTTGGAACTTACTTCTCAATGCAGCTTCTGTGTCATCATATGCTGGCAAAGGAACAATGGATACTTCCCACAAATCAACATTTGTGATTCTAATCAGTGGAACATCACCAGAATAGTCCTCCTCTTGTGCAGTCACCCAGAAACCAAAACTACATTGGTTAATGTCACCACGCGACATTGATTCTTTCAAATCGTTCGCAAATGTGGTGTTCGGCAATGTAACCTCAAAATGCAACCCTCTTGAATCTTCTTCAAGAATTAATGTATTAGCACTTTTACGGCCTAACACGTAATTCCAATCATGATTGAATAGACAACGAACATCTTTGTTTTTTGCGAGAGATTCGGAAAATGCACCAGGTGCAATCTCTTCATCATACCAACCATCTATGTTCGTACGTGAGTTAAAAACAGACGCGTACCCCTCAACTACAGTTGATTCACTGCCATCATCTAGGGAACGCGTCGTCATGTTTTTAATATCAAAACTTCTAATTTCCAACTTATCCAGTTGAATCACCTTCTTCCATTTTAGACTTGTTAAGCTCGGTTAGTTCATCTAGCCCAATCAAATCTTTCGATGCATAGAGCTTGGTTGATTCTTCTGTATTTAATCGTTCGGCACCTAAATCCACGCGTGCATCATCAGGTGTATAAACCATAGTACGAACTAAACCTTGCGTATTTGTGATTTTTTGTGACATTGTTAAATACTTTTTAATATCAATTGTTAAAGAAATACGATTTGTTGATTCTGGTCCAAAATATAGTTCTGTTAAATGTTCACAGACATTTTGAACAATCGGATCAACAACGAATGCTTTTAAATAAATCGCTGCTTTCTCTAAATCAACTTTTAATAACTGATTGTATGCATCAGGATCGAAACCTAAAAACTTAGCAAGTTCTGGTTTATACACATTTAAATACGAAAGAATTTTATCATCTTGAACAGGACTTTCGAATCCTTCGATGGCGTAACCTTTAGACAACGGAATAATGACAGTCTTTCCTTCGTCTGGAATTTCTTCTAGCTGTCCTTGAATGGCATCAAGCATTGCATTTTGCATTGCGTTTTTTGGTGACAAATGAGTATCTAATTTCAGTAAATAAGCCAGCAAGCCACCTTTTTTATACTTTTCTGTCAAAGCTTTTTCAGCATTCATAACACCTTCTAAAGTATCTCTAGCTAAATCAATCAGTCCATTGCCATAATTATTCGATAATCCAATATTTTTAATTTGGCGAACTTCATTTTGATAAAGCGTATGGCCGTCATATTTAAATTGTTTGATACCTTCTTCTGATATTTCTGGTGTAATTCCTTTCATGATGTGAAGCTGTTTCCCATCTTTCACCACAAATACTTCTCCTTGTAACAAATAGACATTTACAAGCAAACGTTTAAATTCAAAGTCGGTTAAATAACCATTTGGATGTTTCAAACTCTGCAGTTCCTTGGCTCCTTTAATGTCTTTTCCATCTTCTTTTTCGATTGTCCACGATCCACAAGCAAACATATTGGAAATTGCTAAAAGATAGTGATAAACGTCGCTAGAAGATAAAATATTTTCGTCACCCAAGACAAATTGATTCGCAAGTATTGAACTACCTAATACTTTTTTCTTACTCGACATACGAAATCTTTGATTGAACCATGATCTAATTCCCAAATTCCCACCTCCTTTCAGTTATTTTCTGTTGTAAAGCTGTTTAATATAATCCTCATATTCTTCTTCGCTTCCAACTTCCACCATTAAATCCATTGAATCTTTATGACCAATTAAAAAAGCCACAAAACCATCAATATGTTCTGGTGACTTTCTTTTGCTGGGCGCTTTTTGACTTTGTATATTCGTTACAACTGTTGTATTGTTGGTACAAAAAATAAATAACGGATTGTCAGTTTGAACTCGTCCGTTATCTACTAGTATTTCAAAATCATCTAGCATTTCATTCATTACTGATGGATATTGACCTACTTCGGCCGTATTGAATCCTTCCATTTCAAAACGTTCCACTAACTTTTCAGACATAGCTGGATCATAATTGATTTGAATAATGTCTAATTCGTATTTGTTGTACATGTCAATGACATAGTTATAGACAAGATCATAATCAACAGTACGACCCTCACAAAGCGTTACAAAACCTTGTTCTGCATAATATTGATAAGGAACATTTCTTAATTTTTCTTTTTCTTCAATATTATGCGTTGGTACAAAATACATTTGTTTTATTTTTATAATGCTTTCGCCTTCATCATTAAAGGTTGGAATATTAATTGATACACATGTCAAGTCAGTTGTTCTGGATAAATCAATACCGATAGTGACTTGTTCGCCTGTAATATCTCCTAAATCATCTACCAAGCAATTATCAATTTGTTCTTTATCAAAATAATTTTCGGCATAGTTGACAAACACATTTAAGTGCTTGGATAAAAATTCTGCTTTCCTGAATGGATTTCGTAACGCATCCTTAAATTCTCCACGTAAGAAAGTAATATCAAACGACACATATAAATTCGGATTGACCATTTCCCAAACTTTTTCATCTTCCCAGTTGTAACCTTTATTTGGTTCATAAATCATAATGAACCAGTCATCGTCATTATCTTCTTCAAGAATATGTTTACTATCTTGATAAATTTGAACACCTAAGGCCCCACTGTTTTTACCAGCAGTAGAACAAACTAAAAATAATGGTTCTGGTTGTGCAGCTTGTCCTGATTTCAAACCATCATATCTCGACGTGTCCTCCCACTCGTGAACTTCATCGGCAACAACAATATAAGTATTTTTACCATCGACTTTTTCACGCTTAGATAACACACGCAAATTGTTTTGATATTTGAAATCATCTTCAAAGAAAGCGTAACTGATAGTCGTTACTTTCTTTTCTTTCCGATAAACACGTGTACCATCAAGTAAATCATTATCGTTTTCAATAACGGTTGCTAAAGGATTGGCAACATTTTGCGCTTGGTCAAAATCAGCGGCTAGGCAGTAAAATTGGGCGCCCTTCACACCTTCTCCATACATTCCATATAAAATTGGCGCGCCTTCCATTAAAGACTTACCGTTTTTCTTTGGCACCTGCAGGTATGATTTACGAATAACACGAACATTTCGTTGCCACTTATCAGACCATTTTTGCCAACCATAAATGTTTGAGAAGTAAAACTTCTGCCAATCTTCTAATTCGAGCGGTTGCCCCGACCATTCACCAGTTGAATGTTTATAAAATGATTCGGTAAAACTTAGCATCAAATTTGCTTTTTCCAGATCAAAGAAAATATCTTTCCGTTTCTTCCACTTGTTATATCGTTTAACTGCTAAATGGATTGATTTAGGATAACGTTCTTTGTTCCTGCGAACCGATTTGGCAAATTTATCAGCATAATTGACAGTCATATCAATCATGATTGACCACCACGCATCTTTCTAAATTCAACCAAACGATTATTTGTTTGTGGTTCATCTTTTTTAGCTCCTTCTTTTTTCTTAGCATTTTCACTTGCTAAAGGATCAACATAATCAAGGCCACCGCTTTTCATATCAAGACCGAGTTGGTTTAATAGCTTGGTTTTCTTCTCACTCCACACTTCCACTTGTTGAGCCAAAGGATGCTTAATTTCGTTTCTTGAACCGTTTTTATTTGTGTGAACTTTTGTGGATTTAAAACCACTGTCTTTCCACTCTAAATACTTGATATGATAGACTTCACACGCATCCAGATACATTTCAATCAAGGGGTTCAAAGCAGGCGTGAACTTTCCTAATGATTTTAATATTTCTATGATACGTTTTCGCTCAAAGTCCTTATGTTCTAAGGCTTCATCTAGTATTTTTTGTTTCTTACTTTTACGTCCAGCCATTTTCACCCCCCTTTCTTTTTTGAAAATGCTCTGGAGGTGTCTAAAGAGGTCCCCCTACCCTATCCCCATGAAAAAAATTTTAAATTAATTTCAGAGGGGGGCTTAAAAATAATCTGCGGGATTATAATTTTTTTTCATTTCAATTTCTTTTTGCGTTTGCGGACGATATTCAACTTTTGGATGACAAGTAGCACAAACCAAACGTAAGTTGTTCATGTCTAATCTTAAATTTGGATTCAACCAAATTGGTTTGATATGATCCACTTGACTATCACGACCAAACACAGGTTTATGACAAATTGAACACTTATACTTATCACGAAAGCGGACAGCATCAGCAACGCTTTTCCATTCATCAGATTTGTAGAATGATTTGTTCTTTGAATAGTAACGTTTGTGTACCTTCTTCTTTCGCTTGTGTTCCTCACAATAACTACCCTTATCCAACAGGGTACGGCAACCTTCTTGGCGGCAATACTTAGGCATCTTTTAACACGGTGCGTTTTTCGATAGGATCCCACACCTCAACCCCAAATGGTGTTTGGCGTTCAATTGGTTGTGGTACTTCATCATTAGTAGATTCGTATTTAATACCTTCATTACTAATTGTTAGGTCACCAACTTTAATAGTCCCTGTTGTAATTTCATTGGCTTCAACAGGTTCTTCGGTTACTTCCACATTGTCAGGTTGCTCAACTTCTTTAACTGCTGGTTTCTTTTTAGCAGTCTTTGTTTCCTGCACTTCTTCTTTCTTTGCTTTTGCCATTTGACATTTCCCCTTTCAAAATGAAAACTCTACTACACTTAAAACAAAAAGGACTGCATATAAATGCAGTCCTCGTGAAAGGTAGTAGCGCCAATTTGTTTGTCCGAACATTTATTGACGATCTATTTTATTTAAGCAGCTTATGCCACTTACTGGAACAATAGGATTCGAACCTATACCAACGGTTTTGGAGACCGCTGCTCTGCCGATTAAGCTATGCTCCATTAACTCTCGCAAACCTGTAGAAAAAAGAGAGAGGAAATTCACCTCACTTCTTCAGTTTTATAATTTGTGGTTTGCGAGAGAATCTAAATGAGATCACAAGCGACTAAACGAAGAAAGTAGAATTTTTTTACTTCCTTGTAATCTCAAATCAAAAAAATAAGTAGGCAATCGTTCCGTTAATGTATTTGTGTAAGTGTGTCGCATTTCTTATTTTTTTGACACTATCATAATAACTCGTTTAGAAGGTATATGAAGTGTAGATAAAGTGTATAAAAGAGGTATAAAAAGTGTAATAAATGGCTACTTAAAAGCAACAAGTTCCAGTGCCGAAGCAAATTGAACAATAATCATATTAGATTCTTGTTTCACTGATTCTTCACTGATACAGTTTCGTTGCGCTGCTAGATAGATTGGATTACCGTTGATGTATCGATCATAGAAGATTCTTTTTCTTCGCTCGGTAACATCTGGTTTGTGCGGATGCTGAATCGCAGAATAACCTCTAACAAAAAGCTTATGAAGATAATCAAACTCTTCTTGAGCTTCTTCTTTCTGTATTAACATTTGCTCGGCTTCGAAAACGTTATTGGCCGTTGATGGTGGAACCAAAGAGAATGAAGCTGTTACTTTTGGTTCCCTCGGCTGGCCAACACGACATCTAGCAGCAAGATAGGCAGATAGGAACACACTGACGTTATGTTTAGTTTGTTCCATGTCTACATCCTTTGCATCTGGTGTTTCATATTTCTTTACGTCAAAAAGTACCATCCCTTGATTCCCCCGTTTGTGGTATAATATTCGTGTCGAGAATATTACCAACAGTCGGAGGAATCCGGCTTTTTTTATTGGCAGCTTTCTTTACTCATGATAAAATATTTTTATTGTGACCAATGTTTGGGGCAAAGTAACCTCACATATCACAAGCTACCACTTTTCTGGTAAAATATTCTTCTTAGTCAACCAGTGGTCGGTTGGCTTTTTTATACTTGATTTTTTATAATGGGTTTGGTATAAAAATACTATAAAAAATAAACTTAATATTATTTCTTACAGAACTACCTAGCGGAAACTAGGTAGTTTTTTTATACTATCATTTATTATTCTTCCAATGCCCATCCCATTAATTTACTCATTTCAAATACTACATTTCGTCTTACTCCAGTTGAAATACCTAGATAATTAAATTTTAAAACATCCCATTCTAAATCAGTTGTAACTGTTTCAACATGCCTAACATCTTCAAACTTCATTGTTTCACCAGTCGGTAGCCATATGATCAAACTTTTTGATTTTTCCATTTATTATCCCTCCACCTTCACAGCAAACGGCCAATATCGCTCGTCAATTGATTTGATTACTGATTCAGTAAGTTTATATGCTGAATCGTGCCAATTTGTTAGTTCTTCATACTCAACAAGTCTAGCATCAGTTCTACCACTAAAAAGTTGCACTAAATATTTATGGTCAATAACTACTTTATACAACTGCTCTTTCTCGACTTCGTAGCCGTCAAGCCATGCGTGAGCAAACAACTCATGATTTTCAAAAGTATCAAGCCAGTCTGATACTTCTTTAGCTTTTTCTATATGCATCGTATCTCTAAGCTTACTTGTTGCTGAGCAATACAGAGTGCACTCTAATCCTTTGCATAACTCAATCCATTCTGCCACGAACTTCGGAACAACGACTTTTTTCGGTTCGTCTAGCTGTTTTGCTAAGCTAATTGCTCTTTCGTTGGCATAGTCAGCACCTCTCAAATAATCAAGGCTGTCTGTAGAAACTTCTATGCATTCTAACTCTTCAATCAATTCTTGTTTATTCATCGCTGTTCCTCCCATTTTAATACGACATCTCCTTCTCGCTCATAGGTGTATATCCAGCGCTGCTTCCTATCGCTCATTATGCAAAGTCGCAATGGATAACCCATTTCGTCAAATTGAATAACGTTAGAACGCTCAATCACATGTGTGATTTCTTTTTTTCGTTTAAAAAAATTCATTCCGCTTTCTCCTCAATACATTTAAGCAAGCCCTCTGACTTCTTTAATATTTCTCTTTCCCTTTTATATACATTTTCTTCAAAGAAAGCTTTTGCTTCTTCGTTATTGCTTATGTCAATTTCAACATATTCATCCTTGAAAGCTTCTTTAAAGCTCATTCTGCTCCCTCCAATTCCCACGGAAAAGGCGTTCTAATGGACCAAACAGGCACAGACCTATGACCACAATCTCGCCATTCTAACCACCAGCAACTACGGTTCTCATTGTCTTCGTCTACTCCGAAACGATATCTAACAAATGCATCTTCAACAATGTAAGGTGTGTTTTCCTCAAGCATTAGTTCTGACCGCCATTCCTCTATTGCTTGTTCCCTGGTATATTTTTGTTTATTGAAGCCCATCCAATTATTGAAATCTCCATTAAACACTTCAAAGTCAAACTTGCTTCTTCCTTTAATCGCCATTTATTTGACCTCCAATAGTTCTGGGTTCTCGTGGATATTTCCGATAATTTCTACATCACCATCAAATTGAATCAAAGGATAATACATATTGTTAGCTAAAAGCTGAAAAGCTCCTTCATAAAATACAACTACTCCTATTTGCGGATTATGATGCTTATCGAATAATATATCTCCTTCAAAAATCATTTTTCTTTTTTCATCTTTCAACCCTGTTGATTGCATGAGGACTAAATTTCGTACATGATATGATTTCAATTCGGAAGGTGTCTTCCAATATTCGATACTGTTGACCTTACCACCTTTAGTAAAATGTAAGACAGCTACATCTCTCATTGTGTTTTCTCGCTTATCCCACGCTCTAAACTTTGGAATCATCTTCTTCACTCGCTTTCTAAAATAATGACAGCTGTTCTTCAGTTCATATAAATAGCCCCATTGGGATATTTGACAACATTTTTTCCTGAGAAGCTTCATACATCTCTTTCTTTATTTCAAAACCATAAGCATTTCTATTAAGTTCTGCAGCCGCTCTAAGCGTAGAACCACTGCCAGCACATGGATCAATTACAACATCTCCATAATCTGTAAAAATTTCAATTAATCGTTTAATAACAGGTATTGGTTTCTGGGTCGGATGTATTTTTGGATAGCTGTTATCCGTTTCCCATTCAAACCAATTTAGAACCATACGGCCGTCGTTATTGAATTTCGGAAGTTTTTCTCTATAAAGAACGAGCGCATATTCTGTAGCTCCCACAACTTTCATATTCGCTTTTAATACTTGAGGACTGGACTTCTTAATAAAAACTAGTGGAATGTGATTGTTAAAGCCGTACTTTTTACCATAGTCAATCACCATTTGAAGCTGTTGAAAGGCGCAAAATACTATCATAGCTGGCGCTTTTCCAACTTCTTTAGGTTCTTTCTTTAACATTTTTGAACAAAAGTGCATAAATTCTGATATTCTGAAATTTTCATCGGTATCAAAAAAACTTTTATTCGCTTTATCCGATTCTCCATTTTCAATTTTTCCGCCTTCGTACCATGCCGAGCTTGATGCATATGCATTTTTGCCTAGGTTATAAGGAATGTCTGCTATGACTAGTTGTGCTTTTGGTATTCCATATCGCTTATAATTTTGAAAATGATCGTTAAATAATTGTATTTTCGTTTCTCTCTGCATAATTTCAAAGGAGTAAAGAATTCTTTGTGGTCGACCAAACCTCCACTCCTTTCTATAAATTCACTGGCTCTTTTTTATAACCAGCATCAATCAAAATACTTTCAATTACATAAAGGTCCGTTTTCTGCTTTAAACTAGCCTTAAATTTATTGGCAATATTTCTAGCTGTTTCTAAAGAAACTACTTCATATGTTTTAGCAAATGCATCCGCAATAATAGCGGATGTTGGCGTATAATAAATCTCAAGCAAAATGAACACTCACTTTCTACGAGACTATTCTTCGATTTCTTCTTCATCATCTTCAACTGTCTTTTCTGGGAAAATGATGTTCTCTTTGTTTTTGCTCCAAGAATCAGCAAATGGCGCAAAATGTTGGCGTGCGATTTCTACTTGATTGATTAGATTATCAACTGAAACATCATGATCAGCCGCAATTTCTTCTAGCGCTTCCCCTTCATCGATCCGATGCAACACGCCACGAACGTTGATCATTACTGATTCTGGCCATTCGATTGTCGTTGCCTTCTTGATGAATTCGTCAATGGTTTCTTTCGATACTTGCACAGCAACTTCTTCGACTTCTTGCGCATCATCGCCCATTTCTAAAGAAGTTTGTTCTTCTTTTAGAACTTCAACTGTTCCATCATTATTTACAACGTATTCGACATTCGGCTTATTGGTCTGCTTGTTAACTGGTACCTTGTATTCTACTGTTTCTGGCTCAATGGTCGTTGATACTGTTTTGCCTAAAAATTCGTTTAAACTTTCATATTTTCCTTTTAATGAAGCGTTGCTAACCACTAATAGCACTTCGATATTTCCGTTTGATTTAGATGTCACTTTTTTCACTTCTGGTCTGAAATTTACTTGTTTTGTCATTTTATTTTCCTACTTTCGTTTAATAATTAGTTGCATCTTTCCATTCGTAATCGAAATTATCGGTTATGAATGGTCTTTTTTCGTTTAAAGGCTTAGTCACGCCTTGTGTGATCACTTTAAAATCTCTAGCACGAACAACAATCGCTTCAACTGGATGACCATATCTAAGGGCAAATAGACGAAAACGAAGCTTAACGGATTGGTCAATGCCATACACGCCAAAAGAATTTTTAATATCAATGACATGTCTCCAACTTCCATCTAAGTTTTTTATGATGAAGTCAGGTGAATAAGCTATCGCTGAAATTTTGCCTACGCCATCCGCAGTCGGTGTAAGTTCGGTTAGTTTAAAACGTGGATGAACTTCAAAAGGTAACCCACAATTTTTGACAAATCGCTGATAAAACTTTGCTTCTTTTTCCGAGTCAAATATAAATCCATCAATCGTGACTTTATTTCCTCGCTTATTCAGGGCTGTTGGGGATTGCATTGTTTTAACTCCCTTTCTTTGGTCGCAGTTTCCGCTCGAACTGCTTTTCCATCTTTATTGCATTCTGGGCATGGAATAGGTGTTGCATAATTAAATCTGTCTTTTCCCCAAATCACACGCTGATCTTGACATCTAACACACTTCATTCTTATTTAGCCCCTTTCATCCAGGTTTGATTACTTTTGGTAGCTTTTTCGGTCGGTTCCTTCTTATCAATCCGTTTAATAGATTTCCCTATATGTTTCTTCGGTTTTTCTGGCATTATGATGGCTTCCTTTACTTCTGAAACAGTTCCGCCAGATACGATTGTTGCAATAGCTGCTGTCTCTTTTTGCTCAAATAACACAGCATCTTTTAAATTGGCTACTGGTCGACCATCTTTGCCAAGATAGGCTGAAATTTTTACTACATACGGCATTGAATGATTCCCCTTTCTATCGATTTGTTTTTAAGGCTTTAAAATGCGTTTTAAGCCGTTTTTCTTTCTTTACATCTATTTATATCCGCTTGATTGTAAAACTGTCCTACGCTGAATATATTCGCTAAAAATAACATTTCAGATGCCTGCTACTCGTTTGTCTGATGTCCCTTCAATTTTCATCACAAAACCTTGTGAATTACTCATGATGCGAGAAAGGATTCTCTCCCCATAAGCTTGACTCATTTTTTTACCTGTTAAGTTCGTTGTAAATACTGTTGCTTTATTCTGCCGAGCCTCTACAATGCGATTTAAGGTGTCATTGTTAAAGTTGGTACTGTCATTCCCTTTAACTCCTAACTCGGCCCCTAAATCGTCCAAAACAACTAAATCAGCGCTTTTTATCTCTGCCATTAAGGTTCCTGTTATTGTCTTTCTGGCTTGCTCATCTTTCATCGCAAATTTTAGCTGTTCTAAGAGTTCCGCATAGCTAATAAATAAGCAGCGTTTATCATAGTTTGATTTCTCCAACACTTCCCAAGCCGTTGACATAGCTAAATGACTTTTACCAACACCACTTTTGCCTGAAAGAATCATATGAATTGGTTTATTCAAAAGAATTTCAGTTGTGGCTCGATTTGCAATTTCAAAAGCAAGCTTGGTTTCTGTGTCTACTGTTTTGTATGTTTTAAAACGACAATTAATTAAATTTTTGTCGGTATAAAGCGAGCTATATTTCAGGTAATTAATCGCTCTAGCTTTCAAACTATCGTTAAACATTTTCTCTGTTTCGAGGTCTTCTGCTTTTTTACGTGCTTTATATCCGCATTCCATACAAGTTGGCGGACATCTATCGGACCCATCCTTGTTTTTTGCACGCCAAGCATAAAGATTTCCTCCGCACTCTGGACATGGATCAGGTGTGATATAAAGCAACGTTTTAATCATTTTTGAAAATCCATCTGATGCTGACTGCATTCTTTCACTTCCTAAAATCCAAGATCATCGTAATCCGAATGACCTGTATTTGATTTCTGTTGCTTGATCGTTTTCTTTTGCTTCCTTGCCGCTTCTCGTTCCTCAACAGATTTGAATCCTCTTTGTTCCCAATCTTTCAATATGGCATTGATATAGTTATAATTTCTTGCGTTTGCATCAATAGCAATTTCAATAGCTTTAACAATTAATTGTTCAGCATCTTTTTGACTAGCTCCGATTTTTTCAAAATCAGAAATCCAATAATCAAAATCAGTCATGGTTTTAGACGACATCAATCCAAATCCGTTATTTTCCCAAATTGAACGAATGGACGACCCTTTATTGTTATTATTAATATTCTTTTCATTCTTATCATTCTTTTCATTCTTGTATGTTGTCAATGGCTTGTCACTCGATTGTCTTTGGCTTGACAACGGCTTGTCACCTGATTGATAATCAGACCATTTTTTTATTGTTATAACGCTGTATCTAGCGTTTGACTGGATTGTCAATAATTCTTCATTTTCAAATTTCTTAAGCCATCTCCATAGCGTTCGCCATGCAATCGCTTTGTCACTCGACACTCCTTCGTTGTACTCTTTTGCTATCGCATGGGCTCCCGTGACGAATTGTCCGCTTGTCAAGCGTACTTCTTGACCATTAAACAAAAACTTCCTGTCTTCATGACTTGCTTTCATTAAACAAAGTATCCAAAGCTTGAACATATCGGAATTGGTCCAAACGAATGAATTAGTCACTTTTCGATACAATTTTATATATCCAGTATTCATTCGTTATGCACCTCCTATAAATCGTCCATACTGGTAAAATCTGTAATTTTGTTGTGTCCTCTACAATATTCACAAGTTCCACAACTAACTGGTTCTTCTTCGCCGTTTTTCACTCGCACAACATGCTCGATGTTTTCTTTTAATTCTTCTAATTCGCAAATCATTTTTTCTTCGCTAAGAGTGATTAGTTTTGCTTCACTAGGTGTTTGTTTCGAAACTGCTGCAATGAGAGGAAGAAAATTTTTGTCATATTGTTGGCGAAGCAGTTCACAATAAACTGTCATTTGTAACACGTAACCGAAGCGTTCAATGAAGTTTGCTTTTCTGTTTAAACGTTCATCCCATTTCTTCTCATGCATATCTTTGGTTGTTTTGATGTCTACAAAATACTTTTCTTCTAAATTCAAACAATCAATTTTCCCTTTCCACATTGCACCGCCGATTTCACCTGTGACGATCACTTCTTTTTCGCCTTGATAAATATTTAAAAAGGCTTCTTCTTGTTTTAATCTTTCAATCATCTGCTCGGCAATTTGGAAATCTTTCAGTAGCCCAAACGGCTTTCTTGAAGAAAACATCTTGCTTTTGTTTTCTTTTTTAAATGCTTCATGAATTTCTGGTGATTCAAAGTAAGAATGAACATAATTACCAACTAGCAATGCTTTTGGATCACTAACTGGTGTCCATTCGCCTTTTAACTTGGCAAGAGCTGCAGCTTCACATTCCAGAAATTTTTTATATTGAGAGACAGACATATAAGATAGGTCCGCTTCTTGTGAATAATAATTTTCATCAGAAAGGATAATCGTCTTCTTCAATCGTTGAGACATCAGATTCACTCTCTTTCTGATTGGTTTCATAACCAGCCATTACATCCAAAGTTTCCTGAACTGGTTCTTCTAAAATTTGGTCCGCCACTTTCGTTAAATCTTCTTTTTCAATTGGTTTGGCTTGTTCAATATCGGGTTGCCCTGGTACATCAGCTACACGTGTAATTCGTTCATTATCGTTTTCTTGATCAACAGCTTTTTTATTGTTGGAAAATAGTTTTTCTTCAAGTACCGCAGCTTGCTCTTCTCGCTCTGGTGTCACATCTTTTCGTTCGAATTCATTTTCGAGTGTGTCTTTAGCGGCTTGCACAAATAAATCATTATCGTTACTAGTATTGATTAAATATTTAGCAGCTCGATTGATGACAGTTCTTTTTGCCATTTCTTCTGGAAAATCATTCTGAACATTTTTTGTTTTTGCTTTGCTCCATGACTTATCAATTTGTTTCTTTGTCATGACGGTTGTTACTTCTTTACCATTTGCTAGCTTAATAACCACATAAGCAGCCTTAATGTCGTTGTCTAGGTTTTCGAAGGCCGTTTCATGTTTAGCAACAACTAAGTCGGGACCATCCATAGCAATTTCAAATACATCGCCTTCTCTTACTACAACAGGCGTGATATCTGCCCCTCCAGTTACTCGATCTAATACAGCCATGGTTCCGAAATATGAGCGCATAAGCTGAACTTTATTTCCATATTTGATGAAATAACATTGTTTTTTAGCTGGCGATAATCCTTGGATGACCATATCAAGCAAGGCGTTAGAAATAGATGTTTTAGTTTCTGGATTGTTAGCTGCCAGCTGAAGAAGGTTCCCTCCTGAATTGTTGGTTAGTTCAAAGAAAGCACTTTTCAAAGCATTCTGTGGGCTATAGCCTGGCGGCATTTCTAATCCTTGCTCTTGCAATCTATTTAAATTTCCGATGACTTGTTCATCTAAAGATCGTTGTGTCATTTGTGTTAAATCGTTACTCATTGTCATTCTCCTCTTCTTCCTCATATTCCCATGTTGGCTCTAATGCTTCTTTTTCTTCTGGCGGCTCTTGTCTAGCTCCTAATGAATCAAATTCATTCGTGACAATCTACCTCCAATTTACTAATCGATTTTCTTAGTTCGTCTTTCATCTCTGTTATCCTGTCATTTACAGCATTTTCAACTAGTTCCTTGATATCTGCTTGAATTCCAACTATCCCTAAATCTTCTTCTAACCGAACTTTGTGCCAACGACTATGTCCTTCTTCTCTGAAAAATCCAGACCCCATAAAGTGTGTAGGGATACCAATTTCTATATCTGACATCACTTCTTTTTTATTATTTAAAGCAGGGTTCTTTAAACTCACTAAATATTCTTCCGCTTCTTTGATCTGGCCAATTAAATTTTCTAAATACAGAAGCTTTTTATTTGCAACATCAATTACTCCCATGTTTACCACTCCCAAAATATTTTGGTTTTGTTTTCTTCAAGTTCAACGTGATCAAATCCTTCTGTTTCTAATTGAGATAAAAACGTTGATGTAAGACCTTTACTATTCACCACGCAACTTGTATTACCATTTGCTGCTGCAGTTCGAATTGATTGAACAATCCTATTTTGAGCATTCGCTAACATTAATTCGTAAACATCATCACTTAAACCTCTTACTTCAATCATTGCAGTTCACCTCGTAAAAATGCAGTTAGTAGTTCATCCATAGATTTTTCATTTGCAGCATCTTCGGCTTTTTCTGCTACGCATTCTGGACAATCACAAGATTCGCTTATACTTAATTGCTCTTTTAGATCACCTACAAGTTTTTGCAAGAGTATAGCTAAACCGATAACTGAACCACAAAACGCAGTACTTCCTTGGCCTGTTTCAAAATTTGTAGCACATAAAAGAAGTTCAACATTCTGTGCCTTACATTCTTTTTCAAGTTCAATAATCATTCTTTCAATTTCTTTATTCATGTGGTACACTCTCCTTGAATTTGATATTTGTAATTGACCTACTTTGATGGCCGTCGAAGTGGGTCTTTATTTGTTGTTCCATCTTTTCATTCCTCATTATCAGACATCTTTTTGTAAATTCTTTCATACAGAGTCAATTGTCTTTCAAGCTGATTTAATGTATAAACGTTGTTGTGTTTGCGTTGATTAGATCGCATAAATCGCAAATTATTCTTCAATACATCGATTTTTTCTAGCACTACTTCTTTAACCATTTCAGTTTCATATTCATTCAAAACCGATTTAGTCTTAGTTTTCATTTGTGGTGGTATAGCTTGTTGTCGGGTTGGTAAAACGGCTCCTGTCCTACTATCTTGAAATTTTGGTCGTGAGTTCATTTGTTGAATGGTTAAACTATTTATTAGGCTTTCAGCTTCACTTAATCGCTCACCAATTATCCAATTATGAAAACACAAGATAGCTACTGGAATTGCGACTATTCCTATTACGTCGAATACATTCATTTACTTCACCTCGCGATCTTCAAGCGCTAAATCATAAATTAAAAGCCAAATGATAAAAACCGCTATATACATGTTTTGGATTAATGGTCCAATATTTCCACCTACCAATAGACCTAGTCCGAACACAACCAACAGCGCCGCTATACGTCTCAAGTGATATATTTTTTTCATATTATTTCCTCCCTAAATTTCGCTTGCCCAAGATTTATCTTTTTTGTGATAGAAGCCATCTGCGACACTCTTCTTTGTCGTAGAACTTCCCTTGTTTACTTACTGATCCATGCGGAAGCCCTAGCTTCTCCCATTCTCTTATTGTTGTTGTGGATACATTGAAATATTTTGCAATCTCTGTTTGATTTAAGACTCGCTTATCAACTGCGGTATCTCTTCGTACTTTTTCTATTTCATCAACAATAATTCCGTGTACAAAATCTCTTAGAGAAGCTTCATTTTCTGGAGTTAAAATCACTTCCATTTTTTACACCTCCTATCTGATTTTGTAATAAGCAATAATATCGGTCATTTGTTTCAGATGTTTTTCTGGATTATTTAGGATTTTGCGTAGATATTGTTCTGTAATTCCTAAAGCACTTGCTACATCAGGAATCTCCCATTGATTTTTCTCAAAGTGATTCAAGATTTTTTGACGTGTTTCTTGAATATTTGCCATGTTTTTTCTCCTTTCTCTAAATTAGTAAACAAATTAATCAACTATTTTCTAAATTCAGTTGACACAAATAGAGTTTTATTCTATAATCAAACCGTAATTAAATAAGACATTAAAAACATTGATTTATAGCTTTCTTGGCGGTTAGCGTTTATTTATCAATATTGTTTTTTGTTGTCTTTTTAGTTGATTAACTTGTTTACGAGATAAAGTATAGAGCTTTAACTCTATTTTGTCAACACTAAATAGAGTTTTTTTCTAAACTTTTTTTGTAAGCATTCAGAAAGGTTGTCAAATCAATGAATACTTATGAAATAATAAAAGAGTTGACAAAAAGGAAGAAAATGTCTATTCGACAATTAGAAATTACTCTAGGTTACTCAAATGGATATTTTAGCAAGTGGAAAAAAGTTTCTCCAAACTCAGAAGGCCTACAAAAAGTTGCGGACTACTTCAATGTATCGGTAGATTATCTATTGGGAAGAACTGATAATACTAAAGCAACTGATGAAAAAAATTCTGATGATTTAGATGATGTACTGGATAACGTCATGAGTTTTGACGGTGAACCGCTTGATGATCATGACAGAGAAGTTATCCGTGCATATTTAAAGGGTAGATTCGGGAAATAAGTCAAAGGTTGTGCTTATATGAAAAGTATCAAAGAGTTGGTAGAAGAATATAATGTGGAGTTAGTTTTTACTACTTTGAACAAACGCGCATGTTTCGACCCTACCTACGGTATCATATTTGTAAATCAAAATTTAACACCATCAGAACAAGAAGAAGCAATATATCACGAGTTAAAGCATGTAAAAGACCATGTGGATATAATGGAATTGTATAAAATTCCTGCTTTTCGTTCTAAGATGGAATCCGAAGCAGAACAATATATGTTTAGAAGCTTAATCGAAAAATATGAAGGACAATACAATTATTCAAATGTTATAGCTCATTACAACTTAAAAATGGGACAAGAAATTTATTTGAAATAAAAAAGTCCGTGCTGGGAACACGGACTTAAACCTCATTTAGAGAGTGAGAGAACTTCATTGAAAATAAATCAAAAATTCTATAATTACTCTATTGTTGTTTTAGCATTAATCTCAATCGCTTTAGTTATTCTTGATTTTTCAAATGTTATTAATATTAGTAATCCACCATTTAACGTTATTGATAATATTATCTTAATCACATTTACAATTGATTACATTGCTAGATTTTTTATTTCAAAAAATAAAATCAAATTTTTTAAAGAAAATATTTTTGATCTGATCGCGATAATTCCTTTTGATGCTATTTTTTCTTTCTTTAGAATCGCTAGGTTGTTTCGAATAGCTAAAATAGCTAGACTAGCAAAGCTAACAAGAGCGATAGGTGTGGTTGGCAAATTAACAAGAAACACTAAATCATTTTTAAATACTAACGGATTTTTAAACGTGATTTATTTAAGCTCGGTTCTCATTGTTATTTCAGCAATGATTTACTCATATGCAGAAAACGTTCCATACATTGATGCGTTTTGGTGGGCTTTGGTAACAACAACAACTGTCGGGTATGGTGATATTTCTCCAACTACTCCATTAGGAAGAATTGCTGCAATCATTTTGATGATTGTGGGAATTGGGTTTGTTGGCATGTTAACTTCTACTATTACTGAATATTTTAATAAAAGTAATGAATCTAATAACAATGATGAAAAAGATGAAAAAATAGATATGCTAATAAAAAAAATAAATGATTTAGAAAAAGCTATTAGAAAATTAGAGAATAAAAAGTAACGCGTACTGCTTAACAAAAAAATATGCTTTATTATCCCCCTCTCTGGCGAGTTCTAGCGTGTTCGATTCATGCTAGGGGCTTTAAAATTTAATAAGGAGGTGCTAGAAATTTGTCATTCCTTCTATTCGCTTGCCCAAGTGGAAAGGATAAACAATGGCAACTTTTAAACAATATACAAAAAAAGGAAAAAAATACTGGAAAGTAACTGCCTATTTAGGCGTAGATTATTTAACTGGAAAACAAATTAATGTCACTATCAGAAACTGTAATACAAAAAAAGAAGCACAGCTCAAGCTTAATCAAAAAAAATTAGATTTTGATAATGGAAACCTAGCTAACGAGCATACTCGTTTAACCACTTTTGAAGAAGTTTATTATATGTGGTTGGACGAATACAAAAAAACAGTTAGGGAATCCACATTTATAGCTACTGAACGACGTATGAAAAAACACATTTTACCCACATTCGGGAAAATGCGACTTGAGCGTTTAACAGTCAAGATCGTGCAAAAATCTGTTAATGAATGGTATAAAAAGAATGAAATGGGAAAAGTACTTTTGAGTTATGCTTCTCGTGTTTGTGACTATGCTGTTGGTTTAGAAATAATAGACTCAAACCCATTTAAGAAAATAACTAAGCCTAGTTCGCTAAAGAAAGTAGAAAAGAATACAAAAAGAAAGTTCTATACAAAAGACGAACTGGAACATTTCTTAAATACAGCTGATAGCATTGCCAATCAAGCCAAAGAAGAAAGTTTAGTTCTAAAATACTATGCTGACTTAGACTGTGCTATTTTTCGCTTACTTTCTTTTACTGGTATACGTGTTGGTGAAGCTTTAGCATTGAATTGGAATGATATTGATATTAAAGAGCAGGTAGTTAATATAAATAAAACTACTGCTATCAGTACAAATGGATTGACTATAAACGATCCTAAAACTCCCAATTCTATTCGTAAAATTTCTTTTGATAACAAGACTGCTTATATCTTAAAAAAATGGAAACTTAGACAGCGTGAGGCTTTAATGAAAAAAGGTGGGTTTAAAACACAGCTTATTTTTACAAAAATTGATGGTACCATGTTCCGAAGTCAAGACATTTACCAACGTTCCAAAAGATTGGCAGAAAAAGCTAACTTACATTCTATTGGTTGTCATGGTTTTCGACATACACACGCAACATTATTATTCGAATCAGATAATGTTAGGTCTAAAATAATCCAAGAACGTTTAGGACATTCTTCTTTACAAATAACTATGGATACTTACACTCATGTTTCTGATGAAGTTACTAAAGAAGCAACAGATGCTTTCAGTAGCTATGTAAATTTTTAA